CAGACGATTTCTTTTTGGCAGTCGTTCGGGCTGTCGACGAGGATCGTTTCTGTGGTACCGTTGGCTCCACGGTAGACGCAAAAATATTCTTGTAGGTTTCTGCCGGGGCTTTTGTTTTTGACCCTCCGAGCAAGCCGGCAAATAGTCTTGCCACCATTGTCCAGACGTTTCGTATCAAGTTTATAATCATAGGTTTTCCTTTCGTAGTGTTCAGCCGATTTCACCTCGGTCGAGGAGGACAAGCCCATAAGTGAAGTAATAAAGAACGGCACCGCCACCCAGGACAACCGCAGAGATGGCAGAGTACATAATAATTTTTTCTTTGAGTTGTTGTTTGGCATACACTTGCTCCGCTCTTAATTTTCTCAAGCGTCCTTCTTCTGCAAGGAGGTCATCCCAATAGCGAGTACCCATCTTGAACATGATATAATTTTTGAGGGTCGCTCTCTGATCCTCCAGAGCCTTCTTTGCCTGAATACTTTCAAATGCCATTTGCTCTATCTGATTGCCGGACAGTATCTTTCTAAAGAAGGTAGGGTTCTCAGCTTGTTTCTTCAGATTGTCCACATCGGACACCGCACTCATCCAACGATTTAGATCCTTGCTGACACTTTCGATTTCTCTGCCAGCGTCCATAGCTCGCTTGATTGCATTGAATGCCGAGGTTGCCGTGCTGACCGCAACTGTTATGGTAGCTGGATCAAACATCTAGGTTTTATAACACTATGGTATTGAAGATTACACCGAAAGAACTGATCACATAGAATGCTGTTATTGATATGACGATCTTCTCTAGCCGGGAAACTCTACGCTCCATATCCTGGCGAAAGTGATACATATCATTCTTCAGAACACTCAGCTCCATTAGTATCGCATTTATGTCCTGCTTAGTCATCTTAGCTCGGCTTTGTTGGGAAGGTTACAGAAGACATATCTAACGACCCATCGGCTGATAGCTTTGGTGATGCACCACTTGGCAAGTCACGCAATGATTGTCTGTAGGTCTTCCAATTATCGGCAAGAGTAACGTCAGAGTTTGCCATCCAATCGGTGTCAGCAAGCAACCTATCTCGCTCAACTCTAAGCAATCGCATAGGCTCTGCATTAACTAGCTCTGTCTTTTTGTCAGATACAGCTTTCCATGTAGTACCAAAGTCTGAAGGCTTATCGCTCTCGATAGCAGTTCCATCTTTTGAACCAGTAACCTTACGAAACATAGAGTTAAACTCTGTCTCATTTGTAGGTGTTCCTCTAAGAACCCACTCTGTAACTCCTAAACTTGATAATGCGTTTGCTATTGTTGTCATTGTTTTATCTCCATTAATGTTATTCGTGATGGTACGGCTATATCTGTATTATCTTGTCGTCCACCAATCTTTGCTGTTCCATTATTTGCTGATGATTGTAATTTATAGGTTATAGAATTAGTGGTTGATGGAGCGTCTAGGAATTGAAAAGCCCACCCCTTAATATCAAAACCATTTGTTCCTCCAGAATTTGGGTTAGTTAATGCTCCAATAACATTATTGTTTGAACCTCCTGAACCACTTCCAATCTCTGTGCTATCTCTTAATATTCTAAAAAATATAGCGTTATTAGCTTCTGGCGTTCCACAACCAGTACATGAAATATAAATTGATGATGAACTAAACTTAGGTGTAATTGCTTGAGTAACAAGGTCACTAAAACTATTAGAACTATTTGAAACTTGCGTAAGAACTTCACCTTGCACAACTTGAATAACATGACCAGCTGGCATAGCCACAGTTCCAGCCGTTGTCTTACCCGTGATTGTATCGACTTTTAACGTAGACATAGTGACCTCATAATTTTGTTATCAATACTCATTGGGCTATCTCCTGTAGAAATCCATGTGACTTATTATTATCTCCTTGAACTGCTATTCCATTACCTTCATCTGTTCTCATTGACCGATAATATATCTTATAAGAACATTCAGATGTTGTATTAGGTGTATCTACAGCAAAGATTGGTAATCTATCCATATGCTGATGCGATATTGAACTAGCCACTCCATCATAAAAATATGCTTCATAAGTATTAGTCGGAGTGTAAATATCTGTTTCCGTACCTGATAAAGTTCTTGTTATTTTGAATGAAATACCATGGTCGTGTAGACCTATAATGTAGTAATGCATAAAAGCATTTATATATATTTTACTGTTATTAAATTTAGGAGTGAGATTTACAGTAACTCCAGTATGAACGTAAGACGTTGAGTTTGTATCAACTTTAACATTGTTTGTAAATTCTGTAGTTTGAATACACACTCCAGCTGGCATCTGCACTGTACCGCTTGCGGTCACTCCTTCAATCTTATCGGTTTTTAATATACTTGCCATGTTCTTATCCTATGAAGGTTTTGTTGGGAAGGTGATTGAGGACATATCAACTGGTGCTGAAGTCGCAGTAATTACTTGGCTAGCAAACTCTGAACTTGCTGTTGAAGGTAAATCCCTCAATGCTTGCCTATATGTTTTCCAATCAGCATCATTTGATAAAGTGACATCTCTGCTTTGTGTCCAATCGCTTTCTGCTAAAAGTTTGTCTCTTAGTCTTCTAAGTTTATTCATTGCTATTGACATTATGTTGTCCTCAATCCGTATAGAGCCATGTGTGTTCCAGCTAGTTCTCCAGTTTCGCCCATCAATGTAAAACCAGTATAATACCCATTAATGTTAGACGTATTATATCTACCAATACAACTGGCTCGTGCATAAGCACCACCGTTTGTATCAAACCCAATCATTTCTGACTTTATAACTGGTGCTAAATCTGCCGTTGAATCAAAACGCACTGATGAAGATTGTCCTTCAACTGTAACATTGGTACAGTTATAAAAATCAACTTCTCCGTGCATACCAGCGTTAGTACCATTACTTAAATATCTAAATATTTGCCACCTATCGTCACCAGTACTATTGTTTCCTACATAGCTATCTAAATCATCTAACATTCTGTGCAAATGCCACCTGTAACTAGAAGCAGTTACTTCAGTTCTTGTTGATGTAAGAAGTCTAATATTTATTGAGTGTCCAGAAGAACCATGACTAGAGCCATAAAATCCAATTACAAGTTTGTATGAAAGATAATGCTCTTGAAAAACACCTTCAAAATTTATGTGACCTCCAGTACTAGACCCACTAGCACTAGATAGAGTATTGTTTGAAGCACTACTGTAAGCCTTTATTAATTCGTAGGCATTATCTTGTTTAGGAATATTAACTACCCCACCACTGTCAATAGTCATAGCCGTAGTATTATTCGTATGCGATATTGTTTCTACTTGAAGTTTGCTCATCAGACTATCACCCACGTTCCAGACACAGTAACTGTAGCATTTAGTGTAATTGGGCCGGGACTTACAGCATTGTTATTTGCGTCTATGGTTAATGCGTTATTTATTGTGTTCTCTACTTGGCGAATAACTGGCTCATAGCTAGTGCCATCACCTTGTTTTCCTAAATCATATTCTGACATTAGGTTATCTCCATTATGCTCATGGTGACGCTCACCTTATCAGCAACCGAACAATCTATCTGGATCTTGTCAGTTGTCTCCAGGACTACCTTGCCACCGATTAGAACATTCTTACTTTGACCTACTGCTAGAGGTACATCTTTTGCTAAGAAGGTAGTTGTATTGGTTGCCGTTCTTCCCCCTCCCGATGTATCCGATACTAATTTTACTGAGGCCGTTACTTGTGCCGTATGGACATTAGCGATATTCAGTCCAATCACTACTGTCGTTGTGCTACTCGGTGTTGTGTATAAGTCTTCCGGAGTTCCGGCTGATGCCGGCATGACATCGTGACTTACTACCTTAAATGTGTTTGCCATATTTCTTCTCCTTTATCACGAAAGGGCTATGCTAAGAGCCGTTGCATCATCTGTTGTTGCTACCGTTCCGGCTGTAGCTGGTAGGGTTAAAGTTATGTTTCCACTGAATGCACTGTGAGCCGGTGCTTGTAGTTGTGCATAGTGAGCGTTTGAGCTTTCGCAGTAAAACCGGACATAGGATTGACTACCGCCATTCTTTAGATCAATCGCCCCGGTAGAAATATCCACGTTACCATCTAGCCTTACGACACCCGATCCATTTGGAGTGAGTGCGATATTACGATTGCTTGTTGAGACTAGACCGTGGGTAACGACATCAAGATCTCCTGCTAATTGGGGAGATGTGTCATCGGTTAGATTGTCCATACTTCCCGAACCATCTGCTCCGGCTGGACCTTGTGGGCCGGTGGCCCCTTGTGCGCCTGTAGCTCCTTGCGCTCCGGTAGCTCCTTGTGATCCGGTTGATCCAGTGGCCCCTTGCGCCCCAGTAGCCCCGGTTGCCCCTGCCGGTATACCTAGTGTAAATGAGGCGGTGCCTCCAGATACGCTGACACTAGCCGTTGGACTAGCCCCGGTACTCAATGCGCTTACCGATACACTTGCCCCGGTTACTTGTTGCGTGGCCTCTGGGTTACCAGTTGATGAGTTGAACCCTAATACCTTACCAAGTCGGGAGGCTTTGACAGGCAGTATAAAGTTAGCCCCCGAAATGGTATCATGCTCAGGCACAAGTAAAGCTCTATCCAGCCTCTGATCGGCTTGCTGGTGGTGCATGAACTGATTGTTGAACTCTGTCTCCAATGATGAGGCGGTGAGGGTGCCTCCAGTGGTAAACTGTGATGTTCGTGAAATCGGGATGTTCGACATGATAGTGATAGTCTGTGCGTTTGTCGGAAAGTTCCCGGATGTAAAACTTATTGATCCGGTACCATCTGCACTGAGTGATACTGTGTAATGTGTTGTGAGGGTCTTGACCGTACTATCGACATAGACCTTAATCTCCGAGGTAGCATTTACCTGGAATGAGAAACTGAACGGCCCAGCATCCGCAGGGTTGTTTCCGGTATATTGTATTCTCCGATCTTGTGCTGTTATGTTTGTCATACTAAAAGCCCCTTCTAGGTTTTATATCATTATTCATCTAAAATGTCCACGTCCATAAGCTGTATAAGTCTGCTCTCATTAGAGAATGTCCATTTCTTTGCAAGTGCTTGATACTCAGAAAGTGCGGTGCTTAGTAACTTGTAGCGTGTATCATCATCGGCCTCAGCGTAAACATCGCTCTCAAAGACTAGATCGTTCATAGCATTTAGCATTGTGGTATCACCATCAAAGTCATCATCACCCTCTATTCCCAGAGCCATATTAGGTTTTACTCTGCCGTTTGCATCTATGTTGTTAGCAACGTAGACATTTCTATTGAACTCCTCGGCTGTAAGCTCATAGGTCGCAATATTATCTTTTGCTTTAGGAAACAACTTTAGGTTCTTTTGTAACCTCTTACGATGGTATCTGTTTGGGAAGGGCTGTTCTGTTACTTCAGATATGCGTATAAACTCTCTTTCTAATCGTGAGTAGGAGCCTTCCATAACTTGAAATGGGTTGTACATAAACCGCCACTTGCCATACTTCTCTATCATCTTCGGCTGTATTTGATGTGTTGGCTCCCCCCAGAAGTTCATTTGCGGTTCAAGTTCATCGGAGTAGAGAAAGTGTCCACCTTTAGCTCTGTTCATCTCTTCGTAAAAACCTTTTAGAAATGGCGGTATGTCTTCTATACGCATAAGCTCCATCTCATCGAGCTGACCTTGGTTTAGCATTGAGCTAGTGCTTTCTGGTGAAACTACTCTTTCTATATTTCTTAGAAGAGAATTGGTGGGGATGATTGGATACATCTCTGCATACTCCGGGTAGTTCTCTTCCATCCAAGATCTGAGCATAGTACCAGTGCCAAATGTAGAGAATGTTTCTACTTGTCCTTGTATATTAGAGGCAATACTGCCGACTTTTTTACCGAAGAATTTTTCTACTTTATCGCTGTACTCCTCACCAGTTTCTCTATCGCCTCTTATCATCATATTATTGAGTTCTCCTAAGCCCTGAAGAAAGGGTAGGTCGGTAGCGTGTTGAGAGATAGCCAACCATAATGCGTGAGTAAGTTCTGCTCTTTTTTGTTCTACAGCATCGGCAAGACCTGGATCGACACCAAGACTAGCAGGATCTTCAAACTGTTGATAGTTGTGCATATCGGCTGACATCATCAACAACATGGATAGCGGATCCATTCTAGTGAACGATGTCCATTCATACTTACCAGTTTCTTTATTGAGAGTACCAATAGAGCCTCGTGGAACTTCTGCACCTCTACCCACAATATTCTGCACTCTTTTACTTGTTGGCCCAGCACCAGTTATAACAACATCATCTCCATAGTTCCCGGCAACCATATTTGCACCAAAAAGCATTATACCCCAGCCGACAGTGAGCTTTGCCATAGCCTCGTCAAACTCTCTGCCTTGTCCTTTTTTTACGGCCATTATTAATTCGTGAGGAATAAATCTATCACCAATCTCAGAAAACACATTAGATGGTGTCTTATAGAATGGATTGAGAAACATCTTGCCCACAAAATTATTAAACATTCCAGAGGCATAATTAAATGGAGGCCGAACTTGACCTTGGAAGGTTTCCTTCTGTGCCATCTCTGTAGCTATCTTTTTTATGTTCTCTGGAGGATTTGCTATCAGCTTTGTCATATGACTTTTAGCTAAATTAAACCGTTCTTCTAAGCCATACTTTTGTTTGCCGGCTGTATCTTTAACTTGCCCTAACTGCTTAAACATTGCCATACCAGAACGGTAAGCCTCTTGATACAGAGTTTTATTTCTAATGATGCCTTTAAAAAACTCATCTTCCATCAGCAAAGCACGACCAGGCATTCTGCCGGCAATACCGATAATATTTATGAAAGAGTTGTAAAAATCTCCTACACTTCTTGCTTGACTGAGATCTTGTAGAACTTTAGGGATGCTGTCTGTGTTGCCTATAGCTGGCCCTCTAAGATCTAATTTAGTGGCAAGATCACTAGCCTCTCCTCTTAACCCGGCTCTAGCCATAAGCACAAAAGCATCCATCAGACCCATTGCATCACCAAATACACCAAAAGCCATTTCACCCATGTAGGCTCTATCCATGTAGTCCTGGCCTCTAGCTTTTTCTGATCCCGCAAGTTTCGCCATTTGTGTCCTGGCCTCACCGATGCCACCAGCTATACCTCTTTCTGCAAGTCTTGCTATTTGGAATATAGCGTTACCGGCTATGTTTACAGCGTGTGTTACACCGGAGGTAAGTAGTGAGTTGATGTATAGCTCTGATATGACTTTCTGTGAAATGGTTCCAGCTTTTGATGCTAGTTCCATAAGGTAGTTACCTTTCTGATCAATACTCATATTGGTAAGTGCAACGACATGAAGATCGATAAGACGAGGGTCTGCCTCATCAAAAAGAATATCTGCTTGCAGTGTAATTTTATCTAAGTTTTCTCCGAATATTTTATTAGCGTTAGCAATCACCGACAAACTTCTTGCACTCTCCGAAACTGAGGCCGATAGTCTTGCTGAAAAATGTTTGAGTTGTCCGGCTAGGACTTGTATTTTTTTTGCTTGCAAGCGTCTTTCCTCAGCTAATGCTGGCATAGTAGCTTTTATTTCTGGAGTATCCGGTATCTCTGACATTTTTTTATGACCGTATTTTATTTCCTGCATCAGCCTTTTCATTATGATAAGACCACCCACTATATCTTCTGCCGGTAGCTGTTCTCCAGGAAGCAACATAAGAAACTTTTTCATCAAATCCCCTAGATCTTTTTCCCCAACCATTTTTACCATGTCAGATATAGAGATAGTTTTCTTTCTTCTTAGATGGTCAAACAGTTCTGCGTTCTTTGTTCTAAGGTTTGTAAGCATTGTCTCATAACTTTGCGGATCATTCGGATTAAGCCCATCGACCTCATCAAACAGACTTCCTATCCGGCCGTAGTTAATTCCCTTGATGTTATTTTTGCTAAACACATTCTTGTCGGCTAACACGTTGTATAGCGCATCAACTTCGTTTTGATCCATAGAGGGAGTGACTATTTGCCCAGATACAACCGTTGGGTTTGTTCTTGGAATGTCTAAGATTTTTTGTTCTCTTACACGGCCTAGGTTATCAAGGTTGACACCTATACTTTCCATAAGAGTTCTAAGTGGATTAGCCATCGTCACCCCCTATTTTTGAGGGTTGGTTTCCCTTGACATTGGTAGCTTCACTTTTTCTAGACCCCGTAACAGTTCCCTCAGTTGGTTTCGGGGCTTCTGCGTCTGAGAAATTTTTTGCGACTTGGTCGAGTTTTTGTCTGTTGACTTCTTCTCTTTCATACCAAGGAATATCCTTATTTTCTGTTACCTTGAAATCGTTAGGAACTATACCATTTTTTGGATTTTTAATAAAGGTTAAAAATTCTTTATGCCTAGAAGGTGTCATTAGTGAAGTAGCACCGTCAGAAAGAGGATATTCTATATAAGTTTTACCATCTTCCAATTTTATATATTTAGACCCTGATGAGAATGTACCCGGCTTACCTTCTGTCACTGATATGCCTGTTGCAGACTTATCTACAATCCCTTTAAGTGTAGAATGGCTTACTACTTGTTCACCTTCAATAACCCAATTTTCCCAGTGCCACCGCCCTAGACTTGCATCTTCAGGTCTGCCTAGAATTTTATATACTTCTTCTATGTTTCCTCGTAATCCATTTTCTAATGCTTCAGTGAGCAATAGACCTCTTGGCCCCCTAAAAACAGATTGAAGTCCTTCTGACATAGTTGTGCCTTCTTTTTTGTAGCCATCATAAAGATTGAAACCTTTAAATGTCCCATCATCCCACAAATGCCGTCCTTGTATTCTGTCCATGACTAAAACATCATCCCTACCAGCTACCAATAAAATAAAAGATACTACTTTATTATCTATTCCTGCTCCATCTGTTAATGTCATAAACTCTCTACGAATGTCTTTTGCAGAAATATTAGGATCGCCAATCATAGAGTGTATTGTTTGTAAGACAGTTTCACTTCTACCCTCTGGGATTTTTCCTAACTCAAACAATAGTTGCCCAGTTGCATTGACATTCATTGTGACTTGTTTGCCGGGGGAACCACTAGGCATTAACTTTTTAATTGTATCTTGCCAAAGTTTTTGATCTGCTTTTGTAAAAGTGCCATTGATAGCTTTATCAATAAGATCTCTAGAACCATCAATTATATCTATAAAAGCACCTTCTTGCTGAACTGGCCCGGCACCCCTAGATAAAATTCCCCAAATAAATAAGTCAGCCGTTGTACCTAAATCCGCAGAACCATCTTCATATAGACTTCTTATACCTTTAACATAACCAAACCCTTCATCAACTCCAGCTTTCATTTCTGGTGTCAATTTCTTTAATTTGTCTGCCATAAGATTAGGGTTTTGAGCATATTTAATAGCTTGTAAAGGAGGTACAGGAACATACTCACCACCCATTGTTTCAGACTCAAACTTGATCCAGGCATCTTCAGACAGCAATGCATTAGGGTTATTTTCTAATGCTAGGTCAATGTTTTTAATATTATTCTCTTTATTAGTTTTTATAAAAGCCTGTGTAACTGGAGTAACAACTTCAGTATTTGCAGTATTTTCAACTAAGATTTGATGAGGGACTGTATTTGCTCTTTTGCCTTCTGGGGCAAAAATTAAATTTGATTTTTTTTCTTTAGTGGTATTAACCAACTCGTCTAGCTTTATGATAGCATCTACGGCTGGATCGGTAGGATCTGTAGAGAGCAATTTGGTACCCGGTGTCTGACTGCTTTTATATTCTCTAGCCTTAGTAGCTAAACCGGAAAGAGCCTCTTTTGCTTTTGGGGATGCTTTATCAAATAGTGTCTTAAAAAATGGATAGGCTCCGACAGCACCCAAGGCCGTTTGTGCTAATCCTCCAAGGGCTACTCCAGGCTCATCGCTTGCCAGGCCAGATTGAAATTTTGTGAACCCCTCTGCAAGTTCTGATAGTTCTCCGATACCAGTAGCGTCTAAGATACCCATCCCACTTTGATTAACGTCAGTAAGTAACTCACCAACAAACATTGAGTTGTCCATCGGAACACCTAATTTTGTTAGGAAAGAAGTTACATTGCTTGCCATTTTTTCTTTTGATGGCATTCGAAAACCAGTCAAGTTTGTTACGATTGGGATATCTCCAGAAGGTGGAACGTCTATCCCGGTAGCCTTACCAACCAGTCCTTTGAGTTCCTCAGTAGTATCTACACCGCCTTGCTGTATTCCTTCATTGAGGCCAGAATACATATTGGTAGTAACAGCATTTACATCGCCTATCTCAAGTCTATTTGTTTTCTTGTCGTAGTAGTAGCCATAGTCCTCGCCACTAGACCTCAGCTCGTTGCTCTTGATTATCTCATCAACGATGTCGAGAGAGATAGTTCCTTTGTCTGTTACAATCTTATCAGCCACTAGGTAAGCCCTTTTCCATTTTTCTAATCACACGTTCAATATTTTCTTTCCAAGTCTTTGTGTCATCATTAAACAGCTCTCGCATATAAATACTGCGATACATTTCTGGAATTTGGTTGAAGTCATTAAACTCTGTCCATTGCTCAATAAGGTCTTTGAAGTTCTTTACTGTCTCCTCATCTGTAGCTCCCCGGATCATGTCCTCTGTGAAAGAGGTGTCTTTTATATTCTTAAATCCATCTATGAAACTATTGGCACTCCTCACCGCTTTTTTGAGATCGTCTTTTCTTTTATCTTCAGAAATAGAGAAGTTTGCCTCTTCTATGATGTCCTCAACAATTACTAAGGGATTGACTTCTGTTCCCTCTCGTCTTGATTTGAGCATAGCTTTTTTGAGTTTTCGTTCAGCCTCCTCAGCTTTTCTATATTCATACTTTGCGTCATCTTTTAGATCACCATACACGATAGCTTTATAGTCCATGCCGACCGCCACCTTAATGTCATCGATAGCTTGTAGTGTTCTTTGATCTAAAGAAGTCACTGTATCCTCAAAGTATTTATTGTACTCAGCTTGCGTCAGTTGCTTTCTGTACCTATTGAGATTGCCAAAGTTTATACGAGCTGTCCGTATCAATGTCTCTACCTCAAGAACAGCAGTACCTTCCGACCTTGGTGCAAAAGCGTTATCGACTGCTAAAGGGCCAAGTGTTTCTGTATACTGATCAGCAAGATCGGAAAACCCAAATCGTTGTAGCTTTGCTATAGCTACTCGTGCCTTAGATATGTCAGTGTCATCGAGAGGGTCTGTCTTGTTAAATATGTTGTCTAAGATGAGAACTTCTGCTTTCTTTTTCTCGTCTAAGCGTTTGTTTCCAATGTTTATTTCTTGGTTCTCCAAAGCTATCTTTTGCGTGTAGTTATTAGCAATTGCTTTCTGGAGGTCGTTGAGTGTGGGTACTTTTACTCCACCTTTTTTCTCTAAGTTCATAAAGTCTATAATGAGTTTTGCTTGTGGGTCTTTGCCCACATAGTTCCCTTTTTGTATCTGCGTAATAAGTATCTGAGGAGTGTACGCACTTTCCTCGCTTATATCCCGATCAAAGACTTCCTGGGTAAACTGACTTAGAAACCAGTCTTCAATAACTTGATCTTGCTCGTTAATCTTTGCCTCTAGTTGTGTCTTAGAGTAGCCATTTGTCGTGAACTGAATAAGGCCATCTTTAACGACATTCTCAAGTCGTGCTTTAAAAAGTTCTGGAGTGATACTCTGTTCATTTAGTAGAGCGGTCAACGTAGCCGGCAAGGCATTTAGATATTCATTAACGCTGGCTCTACCGGTCGCTGAGGCTGTACCCACTGACCCTTTGGCAAATGCGGTACGGTATCGATCAAACTCTCCAATACCCTGCATCGTAAGTTTTGATTTTATAATCTCACCAAGTTCGGGTGAACTCGCCTTTATAGCATCGGACAGTCCTAGTATAGAAGCATTGATCTGCTTTTGTAGAGTAGGTGGAGGAGTGCTGGCAGATGATGCGGTGAATACTAAATCATTGATTGTTCTCGTACCCTCTATCATAACCTCATTTTGAAGAACTCGTAACGCACTTTCTCTAGCCGATTGACCAAATACAGTGTTGCCGAACTCTAGAAGATCTGATGTGTCTTTACCTTCCTTGAATGCGTTCTTCAGTGTGTTGACATCCGGTGCATTCTCTACCCCAAACTTTGCTCCTTCAATTCTGGCTTGCTCTTCGGCTCTTTTAAAAAAGAAAGAGGACATCTGATCCATAGACCGGGATAGCACGGTCATTGTTCTCTGCGCCTCTTGAGCCTCAACTCCTTCTGGTAGGTTCAGTTGGTTCAGCCCTCGGCCTACTGATTGATATGGTCGAAATGTTGGTGCCATTAGCTAAAAAAGTTTCCTATCTGTTTAAGACCTTTGCTGATCGTCATGCCATCTGGACTGCCTATAGAACTGTAAGCACCAAAACCTCCGGCTAGTGTGCCAAACGCTCCTATCTGGCCTTGAAGCTGTGCTTGATCTCCGGCTCGTCTAAAGTCATCCGCTCTCATTTGTGAGTTGGCTATCGCCATTGAAGCATTAAACATCGTATCGCTTACATCTTCTGAGGCTGGACGGCCTACAAGAAAGACCCCCCGATCTAAGACGGTACCGGCATAGCCTAATCCTTGCTTAGGTGATCCGGCTATAATAGAGGCCAAACTAGCGTTCGTGCGTTTCAAAGCCTCTACACCTTTCTTCTTGGCATTGACGGCCTCCACTCGGCCTCGTAGCTCCTCATTTCTTGCTCGGATGTCATATGCCTCTTTGGCTCGGTTACCGGCCTCCATTTGTCCTACTGCACTCACGGCAGATAAGGCTAAGGCTATTGCTTGGAAACTCATGTTATGCTCCTGTCGATAGTTTGTACTCTACGGCTAACACGGTAGCGAATAGAGGTTTGGTCATTGTAAAAGTAAGCTGGGCCTCGGTAGAATATCCGAGTAGGGGAGACATACGTTTTCTCCCGGTAAAGGTTGATATGGCGGTATCCAGTGTATGTGGAAACTCTCGGAAGGGTATTTCATTCCCATTGATCGCCAGGTTCTGTGTCCGGTCTAGAATGGGAGTGGCCTCTAGTATACGTTTCTTGCGACTGGTAACGACCCCACTAGGAAGTCGTGGTTCTACCGGCATGGTCTTGACCTCAACATCATACTGCAATCCTACTTCTACATAGGTAGTGGGTACGGCATCTAGGGTAATCTGTCCGGAGGATACGGTTTTATTGGTCAGCACAAAGTCATCACGAACAACATTGACGGTCTTCCCCTCTAGATGAGAGAGACTACCGGCTGTAGTATTGGTGGGTTTTGCTTGATCTGATTCTCCCCAC